GCCTTGGACTTTAGTACCTCGGCAAAGGTCTGTTCCCCAGTGTTGACGTAGCCACGCAGCTTCTTGTTTTCCTCCACAAGCTGCTGCGCAACTCGAATAGCCTCCTCGCGTTCCCGCAGGGCGGTTTCCTTGGCGCGGCGTTCGTCATGACGAGCATGTGCCAGCTCCTTGATGCGTTTTTGCACCTTGTCGCTGTACTGCTCAATCTCGTCATCAGACGGGTCGTCAACGTTACGGTCTAACGGTTTACGACCTCGGTCTTCCTCCGGGGTATCGTCTTCAATTTCGATCTCGACATCGGACTCGGCGCTGATATCAATCTCAACGTCATCCTCGTCTGCTTTGCGAATATCCGGCAAATCATCGTCATCGCGTGACGGGATCTTTAGCTCGGTCATATATTCTTCATTTGCCATAACTGTCTCCTTACGCTGCGCGTGCGTAACCACGCGGATCTTCCACCGTGCCTTCAACCTGATCTTCGTTGATCACGCGAAACTCACGTCCATGAATCTTGAACCGTGTGCCGCTGTATGCACGCACTAGAACAAAATCCCCTTCTTTACACCACGGCCCCGATGGGTACCGTTCTTTGTCCTTGTAAGCATCAGGACCAACTGCAACTACAAACAACACGGTAGTCGTCTGCTCCTCAATACGTTGTGATATAGCCGCTTTCACAAGCATCGAATCCTCAAACGTGTCTTCCGCGGGTGGTACTGCACAGAGAATCTTGTACCCGGACGGCTTGGGCAACTGCCGTGCTTTTTCTGCATCACCGGGCGCATCTACTGTTTCACTGTCAATGTTTTTTTCCGCGTTTATTAAATCTTTCAAATACTGCGGAAGAAGTAAGTCACTCATCGTTGTCGTCCTTCAACGCTTTCTCAGCAAGGTCAAGTAAGTGGCGCTCTGCAATCGCTAGACCTTGAATCACACCGCAGAGCTTTGTATATGCCGCATAGTCAGCGCAGGCACCGCCTGCGAGATCGTCACAGTAGTTGTTCATGTCGTCCCGAATTTTTTTGCGCAGGACATCTATGAACGATGTGTACTCCTGTACGGTTGTCATTTGCCTCCCTTAGATTGTGGTTTAGTTGCTTGGCGTCGTCTGATGTCCAAGTCTTCGCGCTGTTTAGCGATGTCTGCACCGATGCGAACGCCTTCACGTTCGTTATCGGCGTTTAGCTTCATTTCTTTGAACTTGATTTCGGAGCCGACTTTCAAACCTTCTAGCTCCATTTGTGCAGCCAGTTTGTCTTGCTCCAGCTCTAGCTTGTCTGCTGCGGCTGCGGCGTCAGCTTGCATCTTCATGCGTTTTAGATCCAACTCTTGTGCGCGTAGCTGCAACTCGGCCTGCTGTAACTGAAGCATCGGATCTTGCGCCATGGCTTGTTGCTGCGCTGCTGCCGCTTGTTGCGCCACAATGTTCTGGCTTTCTTGCAACACCATTGGTGCCGCTTGTGCAACCAAACGCGACAACTGAACTTCTACCGCAGGGTTCATTTCCTCATCCGGTTTTGGCAGATCAGCGCCCAGCGCTTTCTCAATCTTCGAACGATAGGCAAACGCAATGTGCTCCATCAAGTGCGCCATCATTCCCTGTTGAATCATAGGCGCTTGTGGGTTTTGCCCCACCAACTGCTGAATTAGCGGGTCTTTCATCGCGTTCATGTGCACCTTGATGTGCGCTTCATGATCCTGATACATGAACGCCTTGACCGGTTTTAGCTTCAGGATGTTCATGTTTTCAGAAATCGGATCAGTTGGTTTCATGTCGTCTTCTGACGGCACGAGCTTGGCGTAATCCTTGAAACCCAACGTCTCCAACATCTGCCGATGCAGCATAGGCATGTCATATAACTGCGGTGCGGTTTGCGCCAACTGCAGTGCTGCTTGATGCTGCACCACGCGTTGACTCATGGTTGCGGCGTTGGGGTCTGAGACGGGGATGATGTCTACATCATCGTAGTCCTCGCGTTTGGCGCGAGGTGAACCGTACTCCGGCTGATAGGTGTACTCATCCGGTGTGTAGTCACGGATGATGTCTTTAATTAACCGGAGTTCTTGTTTGAGCGCGTAGTGGACTCGTGCTTGGACGGCAGACATAACCTTGAGGGTTCGCTCAAGTACGGCCAGAGTTGTTCCCACCGGCGTATTAGCCGACATATCGGACACTTGGATATCGGCAGTCGCAGCGAAACGTCTGCCCTCCTCAACGATAGTACCAAGGAGACTGTATAGAGTGGCCGATGGTTCTTTGTAAGGTAACGGCAGTATGTTGTCACGAATTGCTCCTGAGCCTGTATCTACGTCACGCCACTCACCCGGAGCAATCGGCGTATCGTCACCTTTGATGCGTAACCCTCTTGACTTCAACCCGCCCGGCAAGTTACTGAGCGTACCTGCATCTACCAGTTGTCGCATTAGCGACGTCGCCGACATGGCGTAGCCACCAATTAAATGAAACAGCCCGAACCCATACGGTCCCAAGCCGGGCACATACACATAGTGCACAAAGTGCTGCCGCTTTTGTTTTAGATCGTCGTCTTCGCGCCAGTTGCGACGAATCGCCAACACTTCATCAGCACCGCGCAGAATCGTTACAACATACGGGAGCGCAATACCTGTGAGTTCACCATCTTCATCCTTGTCTTCAAAGCCCGGCAAGTCAAGATCAATGTGAACCTCGTATATCTCATAGCGGTCATCAAACGACGCCGATATGCCTGTTTCCTTGTCTTTCTTCTGCTGAATTTCGTTAGTGACTTTCGGCGGATCACCAAGCTCTACCTCACGGTAGAACCCGGCTTTTTGTAGTTTGAGAATCTCATTTTCCGTCTTGCGCATGCGGTGTGTTAACCGCGGACATGTCGCTAATTCTGTGGTGCCGTAAGGAATGATGATGTCTTCTGCTGGCACAAACAGTGATACCGGGCGTTCTGTGTTGAGGTCAAAATAAATCTTCTTGAACGCAGAGCCTGCGGCTGGCAACGAAAACAACATACGCTCATGCTCTGGCCTAAACTCAACCATCTTGTCGGTTAAGTAGAAGTTCATGTCTTCTTCAACACGGACTGCGGCTTCTTTTTTGTTTGGCGTTTCATCGCCAACAATTTTTGTTTTAGCCGGGCCTTTGGCTGGGAACGTTTCTGTAATCGTTTCCGATTGGAACCGAATAACCGCTTCCGTAATCATGGGGTGGTACACACCACACGCACCTGCCCACGGCTCTGTGCGCTCCTCGTATTTAAGGCCAAGCAACGTCAAGCCGTTCTTGTACGTATCTTCCCACTCCTTGCGTGCGGACAGATCGTTCTTCACGTCATCAAGAATCTCACCCACTAACGAAGACAACTCCCCCGCGTCCATCTGTTCTGCAAGGTTGGCGTTGAAGTCTTCTTCCTCCGCACCAGGTTCAATCTCAATCTCCAGCCCATCAGCGCGAATGCTGACCGCTTCCGGGTCTTCGATTTCAATCTCAATGTCCGGCTCGTCGGCCAACGCCTCCATGCCCAGTGGCGCTTGATACAGTGCTTTATCTATTGCCATGATGTGTCCTTAATAGTACGCGTGCGTTTTGCGCTTGAAAAATGTCGGCTCGTCTTCGTAGTCCGATGGCAGGCGTATGAACCCACCTTGCCGGTAGCGCAGCAGCGCTTGCGAGATCGTATCTACGTAGTCGTCATGTTCACCCACCGGAAAAGCGGCGAGTTCTTCAATTACTTCTCTTGCCCACCGTGTGTCCGGTGCCCAGACCTTGCCACTGTAAAAGAAGTCCGCGATGGCGTTGAGTCGTGCAACCTTGTCAGTTGTGCCTCGTTGCTTGCCTCGGCTGGGCGTGAACTCGTCCACCGGGATACCCATTGCCCGAAACTCTTGAATAAGCGGGGCACCTGCTGCTTTTTTCTCCACAATGAAGGCATCTGGCTCCCACTCCTTCCAATGCTTATACGCCACCTGTTTTAACTCCGGGAACTGCATGCGATCCTTGAACGCATCTAACAGAATTAAATTCGGTGCGCCACCATCCTCATCGTTGTAAAACACACCCCATGTGGTGCATGCGCTGTAGTCAGCGGAGGTTTTCTGTTCGTGCGCCGTATCCCAGCTCTGTATTACATACTCACATTGCGGCGGTTCGTCTTCTTCCCATATCTTCCACGCACCCCGCCCAATGATGGCGGAGGCTTCAGACGTGGGGTTCTGCATGTATTGCGCGTTCCAGTACCGCGGGTCCATGCCGCTTTTTTTGGACTTTAGCACCTCAAGCGGCCACTGCTCCGGCCACAACGACTTCTCGTTATCAGTGCCCTCACCCAAGATAGCAGGCAGTTCCACAATCTCCCACGGCTCACTGTCCGGGTTTTTGATCTGGTAGTCAATCAACCTGCCGGTCAAGTCAATCAGACTCCACCGTGTCATGATGACAATAATTGCCCCGTTGGGCATCAAACGCTGTAACGGACCTTGTTGGAACCACTGCCACGCCGAATCAAACGCCAGACGGCTGTTGGCTTTCATGTCTTGTTCTGAGTGCGGGTCGTCGATAACAAAAAGGTCTGCACCACGACCGGCCAGTGCGCCACCAACACCTGCTGCGAAATACTGGCCTCCGGCCACTGTGGACCACTTTCCTGCGGCCTTCTGGTCTTCTGCAATCTGTGTATCCGGGAATATGTCTTTGTATTCTTCACTGTCAATCAGGTTCTTTACGCGCCGACCAAAGTCTTCGGACAAGCTAGCCGTGTGCGTGCCCATGATGATCTTCTTTTCCGGGTAGTGCCCCATGAAGTAGGCGGGGAACAGGTAAGACGAGAACTCGGATTTACCCATACGCGGCGCAATATTAATAATGACGCGCTTTTTCTTGCCCTCAATTACGTCCGTGAATATCTTTGAGAGCTTTCGGTGGTGGGGGCCGATCTTGAATCCGGGGTAGACCTGTGTGGCAAAGCCCAAAAGAGACGTTTTTGCTGCGTTTTTAGCCGCGCGTGCGGTTCTTTCTTCCAAATCGGCCAGCAACTCCGCCTTTTCTTCAGGAGAGAGCGTCGGTAACACGCGTTGTAACGCGTCAATCTCCTGTTTCGTCAGGTTCATCGTGCTTTTCCGTGACTTCAGTCACATCGGTGACGTCCACAATCTGTGCCATGCGCGATAATTTCTCTTTTATACGCTGTTCCAGCTCAATATCGGACAGTTCAGTCTTTTTGACCTCCATTCTGTCCGTAAATAGCGCTATTTCTGTCACGCGCCCTAACAATTCCAGCGCACGTAAGCGAATTTTTGCGTCAGGGTGGCGCGTTTCCTCCACCAACTGCGCTACCGCGTACCCTCTAATCTCTTTGGCCTGCTCAACAAAGTGCCAATCGTAGGCTGTCAACATCCCAACCAAGTGTTTCACCGCTTCGGGCGTCTCAATCTTGGTTAACGCTGCGCGTTGTTTCTTGGGGTCAGCGTCTTGGGTCAACACCGCAAAGGCTTCACGGGCATTTTGTTCTTGTATCTGGTCGTGCACCGCCTCATCCGACGCTGCGCCCAGTTCTTCCAGCCATTTCGCTGTTTCTACTTGCGCATCAAGTATGTCTTTAGGGGAAGTTTTGGCGACGAGTGTGGCTTCTGGCGTGGCAAGCACGTCAGGCGTGTAAATCGTTTCATCCAACAAGTGCTCAAGCATAGCGCTGACCGTTGCAGTCACGTTGCGCGGAGTATATACTTGGTTCAGCCGTTGTGTAAATTTTTACATCGCGGCCCTCTCCGTGGTTGGAGATTCGTTGAAGCCATATTGCCCCCGCCATTCTCCCGGCGGGGGCTTTTTTATTTGTGTGCATGTCTAATATTAGACAAATTATATTTTAATTTTTTAGAAATTTTTTGGGGTGTTGTCATGATTTTAAGAAAATTGAGGAGAGTGGGTGGGGATTAGTGTTCTGTGGCGAAGCCGCCGCGCTGCCATGTTTGTGGGGGTCGGGGTACGGTGGGGTCGAGAATGTTGTCATTTTGGTCGTTGAGCAGGGGTCTGACGCGTTATATGAGAGGGTAGTTTTCTCTCACTCATGTACACGCCGTACATGAGTTCATTCAACTCAATGAGGTGACATCATGCAAACCAAACAGCAATTCAACAACAAGGCAGTATTCGCAATCTTCACCGATGCAGACAAGTCTGCGCTCTCATTCGCCGAGCGATTGATGGCAGAAGGCATAGGTGATCGGGCTACCGCTAGACCTTACGCAGTAGCATGGGCAGCGACTAAGCATGGTATTGAAACAAAAGAGGGTCAGCGCGGTTTGACCTTCGTTGACAAAGACAAGCGCAAGTTTGAAGCCGCGCAGCAATCTGCCAAGCGTGTGCTTGAGATTTGCTTTCCTACCGCCGACGCGCCGGTAACCGACGACACCAAGAAAACCAAGTCCAAAGTCGATCCGGTAGCGCGTGAAGCCAAGCGCATCCTCAACAACTTCACTCCGGCGCAACGCCGTAAGCTGATCGAGCTTCT